ATGTGGGAAGATGATGAGTAAGAGAGAGAGAGGGAGAGAGAGAGCGTGAAAGATGTAATTGAATTACCTTACAAGGGTAAGAGATTGGTTGTCTTCTATGAGGTATCAGATAGTCAAGGGATAGCTATATGGGGCGGAGAGAATGTCCTAGAAGCTATTGACTGGTATCGTAAGTCGCCACCTGATAGCAAGGTATGGGTGGGACAGTATGAAACTACCGAGGAAGATGCTAAGCCGACTATGGACTTCTTAGAGATAACACCAATAGTCCTAGCCACTATCGCTAATTGTGTGGATAGGTTCAGTAAATGAATAGAGTAGAAAAAAGAATGAAAGCTGCAGCCGATCAAGCGGTTCGTCAGCGCAACTATCAACGAGCTAGGCAGAGAGCATTTACCAGGTTGGCTAACACCTACCCTGATGTATATCGTGCCTATTTAGAAGAGGAGAAGCAGGCTGATGAAAAGATGGGTAAGAAGTGGCTTGATATTGATGGCAACACTAGTATTACTAAGCGTAGGTCATAATAAATTATTTCCACCACCGATAGGGAAAATCCCTGATGGTGTAATAGAGAATAGGAAAGCAACAAAGGTTGAGAAAGATCGTAATAGAAAGCTCGCAAAAGAGTATGCTTCGGCTGGTTGGGACTGGAGAGGCAGAGAGTGGGTCTGCCTTGAGTCCCTTTGGACCCGTGAGAGCAGGTTTGATAACTATGCCATCAACCAACAGGGAAGTTCAGCTTACGGGATTGCTCAACTGCTTGGAGAGAAAGATCACCGAAGCGAATATCAAATCCTTAGAGGTCTTAAATATATTGCTGACCGATACCACACACCTTGTCGAGCCTATAAATTTTTCCTCAAACACAACTACTACTGATGATTTGTGAGGAGTGCGGTAACGATTTAGTTGCAGAGGGAGAGAGTAAATGTTTAGAATGTTTAGAGAGTATGATACTATCTAACCCTTAGACCAGCTCCTATCTCTGGTCCTCCTAGAAGAGCCTTGCCTCCCTTCCGGTAAGGCTCTTTATCTTTTCTTAATCCAATACTGATTATTAATAGCTAAAGTATATAACTCTTGCTTATGTTTTTCTACAAATAAAAGTATTGCAGGGCGTGGTGTAGCTGAGGCAGGTAGGTTTCTACCCCAAGTGTAATCATCAAATGCCATAATGCCACCTGATTTAAGTAATGGCCAAGAGAGTTCTGCATCCATCAACACATTAACTGTTGTATGATCTGCATCAATATAAATAAAATCATACGCATCTGTGAAATGATTTCGTTGTCTAATTAAATACTCATCTGTTTTACTTGTAATAGATACAACTGGTAGATCTTTTACCTTCTCCTTGTAGACCCGCTCAACATCTCTAAAGTCCATCTCGGCGTGGCTTTCCTCATCACTACCTTGCCAAGTATCCACATCAATTAGGACTGAACCTTTAACAGTTAAGATATTATTACACAACCACACACTTGCATCTCCGGTAAATGCACCGAGCTGTAAAAATCTTAGGTTAGGTTTATCTTTAAACTCAGCAAGATAGGTAGTAAAGTTTTCTTGTGCAGTTTGAGCAAACCAATTAGGGTAATTCATTTTTTATCCGTAGAGTAGAAGCCACTACCATTGAAGGTTATAGTAGGTGAGGTATAGATACGTCTTAGTGTATCCCCACAAGTAGAACACCTATAATTTTCTTCAGGTGTAGTAATGGATCTTTCAATCTGTATAATTTCATCACCACCTGGACATTCATATTCGTATATCAAAGTGCTATTCCATCCTCACACTTAAAGAATCCTACCAGTTTAGTACGCTTAGCCTTATTTTCAAACTCTGTGGTAACTGGTAGCCACTTAGGAATCCACTTAGGTTGCGGTAATTTAGATAGATCAAATCCCCATACACCCTCTGGTGTAGCATTGATATACCAAGGTGTAAGAGATCTAATACCTGCTGCAAATAAAAGACCCCGATACTTACTCTCTTCTATAAGTAAATCAGGGTAGTGAGTCTTGCGGGATTTTAATTCTATGAACATCTTTTCTTTTAGAGATACACAATCCCAGTTATCAAATTCCTCACTCTTCTCAAGGTCTGGGTAATACTTCTCTTTGAGATACTCAAATAACTCTGGCTCTTTTAATTCCATTGTAATCTACTCTTTGCTAGGTCGTAGTACTCGGCACTAATCTCACTGCCTATATAATTTCTGTTAAGTTTTTTAGCAGCAATAGCGGTAGTGCCCGACCCTAAGAATGGATCGTAAACAATATCACCTTCGTTACTCCAAGATAGTATGTGATCTGATACAAGACTTTCTGGGAATACAGCAGGATGTTCAGTTTTATTCTGAGCTATAGCACAATCCCAGATATTATCTTTGTATCTTTCCATATTTAATACAAAAGTTTTTTTTGCTCTTTCTTTACCTTTAGTAATCTTCTTAACTGTTGAGTCATAGATCTGCCCACCCAATTTGGTAGGTTGCATAATAGGATTAAAGGTTTTAGGTTGACCTTTAGATAGTACAAACATATATTCAAAGACATCAAAATATCTTTTAGTCTTTACCTTTGGCATCGGATTGGTCTTGCGCCAAATCATTGTGTCGTGGAGATTAAATCCTGCATCCTTTAATCCAAGTGCTTGCCTAAAAGATGTACCAGTTTCACTACCCTTTTCAGTAGCATCTCCCACTATCCATACCAATACACCACCAGGTTTAGTAACTTCATACAAAGACTTAGCAACTTGTGGAAAGTTAAATGAGTATCCATTGTAAACTCTAAGTGAATCATATGGTGGAGATGTAACTGTTAGATCTATAAAGTCATTAGGCATAGCTTTCATAGTCTCTAAACAATCTTCACTGTAAATAACATTTAATTCCAAGGTGTCTCACCACCTAATAGTTTCTGTACTCTACGCAAAGCTGAGTTAGATCTACGATCAGCAGTAGATGTGGCACACTCTAAATACTGTGCTATCTGTTGTAAGGTATGGTTGTCATAGTATCTCATCTGTAAAATAGTTTTATCCTCTTGCCCTATCTTTAAATAGGCTCGCTTAATATCTATCAAGATTGCAAGTAGATTACCGCCCTCTGCCGGTGTAGATTGCTTACGAGGTTGTCCATCATTGATCATCTCTTGCGCTTGTTCTAATACATAGCCCTCAACAATTGATGCAATTACAAATGGAATTAGTTGAGCAATAATAGTTGTATCGTAAAAGACCTCATCGCTAGTTTTATATCCTGATTTTCTAGCCTTCTCTTTGCGAGCAAATCGTTCAGCCATACGTCTCATCTGCCAGATAATACGTTTTTGGTTTTGCTCTCGCTTATTTAAATCAGGCTCATCTAGTAACTGATTAAAATGTTCACCTCTACCTATTGCCCAAAGGTAACACTCTTGATTTAAATCTTCTTTCTCTATCCACCCTTTAAATTTATTGTGGATCGTATAAACAACTGATGGCACTAACTCGTAAAAGGTTTGATGTAATTTGGGTGTCATTCACAATCCAGCGTGGGAACCTCAGGCCATTTTCCATCTAGTACCATTAACGCAATAGCAGAGTAATTAAGTAGATCTACAAAAGAATCTCGGAGTGATTCATTACTGGGAGTAACATTGTTATCTACTAAATTATTTATCCGAGCTACCTTATCCCACATACGAACTCTTAAACCATTGATTGGACCGCCAGGAGATCTTGCTATGTTTAACGGACCGTAATCGTGGTGCTTTGCAATCAGTAAATTACCTGCTGCATCCAATACACTCCATACATCTCTAGTAAATTCATCATCTATTTCACTGCGCTTTTTTAAACGGGACTGGTGGTAGATATCCATAATAGTTCCAACCATTTTGGTACTACCATCTGGTTTAAGCTCTTCATACATTTGGTACCCCAATTGTCCGTTTTGTCTCGTCTATACCCTTTGCTAAGTATAGGTCATTAAGATCCATACCAGCAGGAAGCGACACGATAGATGAGTTAATAACCTCCTGAGCTACCATTCTAGAAAACTCTGCCCCTGGATTTGTACCATCATCTTTTAAATCATTATCTCCAATAATATAAACCTTGCCATAACCGGTAAACATTCTTGTAAAGTGTGGCTTCCAAGCCTGCACTCCTGGTACTCCAACTGCCGGTATATTTAAAATAGCAGATGCAATAATGGTATCTAGTTCACCCTCACAAATTGCTATCCATTCACTAGATAAAATAATATCGCTGACATTGTAGAGATGGCTCTTCTGTCCTGTCGGTGCTCCATACTTAGGCTTACCATCATCTAATCTTCTAAATTTAAACCCAACGCAATATCCCATTACAGTCATATAAGGTATGGCTAACCAGCCCTTGTAATGCTCGTGGCCTGATATTGGATCCTTGATAAAACCTAGAGAGTATTGATCAGCTATCTCTTTAGAGATCCCACGACCTGCGAGAAACTCTACCGCCTCTTCGCTTAGATCTTTGTTGTACTGGATCGCCGCTTCTAGCAAGGATTTCATCTGCACGGGTGAGAGCATCTTTAAACTCCATATTCTCTTTAATACTAATAATGTTTACTGCGTTGCCACCCTTACCGCAAGTGTGACAAAAATATAAATTGTTGTAGGTATTTATTACTGCACTTCTTCTAGTGTCATTATGTAATACACACCTTACCGATACATCCTTACCCTTTCTTACCTCTCCACCATAAAAACTAATTACTATATCTATTGGAATATCATTAGCATCAACACCGCTAAATTTTCTAGACTTCTTTACCCTAGTCCAGTCTGGCATTGACAAAACCTCTCCTTTACTTACACTCCTGACAGTAGTTGTTAGCTCTCAGGTTTGGTATTAAAACCATAACTACCTTACCGCAGTGATAGCAGGTTACTGATGCCCACTTACTGGTAGTAAAGTAAAAAGGATTACGAATCCTTAGTCTCATCCTTCTTCTCCTCCTTCGGTGGTTCAGGTTTAAGTGTTTCTGTTGTCGTTATCTCTCCATTAGGAACTGGCATTATTCTTCAGATATTTCAAAAGCAATATGAGTCATACCCCAAATAATCATTTTAGGTTTGTTAAATCTGTATCCTAAATCTCTTACTGTCATTGCTATTCTGTTCATTATTTTTATTCTTATCATTATTGTTTCTCCTTTAACCATTGTTGTAAGTCTTGGATTACCCAAGCCTTATCTATTCCTGCGTTTCGTCTTTTGAATAATACATAACTAAAAGGCTTACTAACGCCACGATGCTTAGCATAATTAGTAACTTCCGTTTGTACTTCATCCCAAAACTCCTTTAGATTTAATACCTTAGTATTCTTTAACTCAAAGATGTAGGTCTCACCAGCAACAATAACTACTAGATCTCCTTCATCTTCACTACCAGATAAGCGTAGTCGTTCAGCTACTATACCCTTCTTTCTAAACCATTTCATTACATCAGTCTCAAATCTAGTACCCTTGATCTTATTGTACTTGGCGGTCACTGAAAACAGCATCCCTTCTATACATCATACCTAGCGCATCAGAATCTGATATCTGACAAAGAGCATAGTTTACAAACAAACTTATATAATCAGAGCCATCTGCGGTGTGTGGTCCAAATCTATTTTTAACAGAGGCAATCTTTAGTGTCTTGTTGTGTGGATCAAAGCCAAGGGTAAGGATTAAAGCTGGTAGTTGAGATACCTTACCGTGAATAGCCCTACGAGCAGGTGGATTGGTGGTCTTGCTGTACTCAGATTGCTCAGAGACGTGGTGCAATACCATCACACAAGCACTGGTCTTACGAGCCATATCGTGGAACTCCACCATAATAGATCGCAGCCCTGCCCATTCATTATCAGATTCAGCCAATACATTCATCAGGTTATCTACCACAATCAACTCAGGTGGTATACCAAACAGTTCAACATATGCCTTAATCTCTAATTCAATATCATCTAATGATGGTGATGAATCAAAAACAAATTGGATATTATCTATACTGCTTAGGTGTCTATCGTAAGAATGACGGTTATTACTTAGACCTTCTTCCACCGTGAGTTGACTATGACCTGATAGGTGAGAGGCTGCTCTCATCATCACAGTTGCTATATCGGTATCTGCCGAAAAAAATAAAGTTGGTACCTTAGCTTTAATAGCGTAGATAAGAGCAAACATACTCTTACCAGCATTGGGCGCAGCAGCTATCATACATACCTGACCTCTTCGGAATTTGATTTGCTTGTAGGCAAGATCTTTCCAGACATCAGGTAATGGTGTGGCATTAGTGATAGACCCACGCCAAGCTCTATTTAAATTAAGCAACTTCTTCCCTCGGTAATGTAATGCCTCTACTGGCTCTAATTCTGTTGCGGTCTTCTACGTTAAGACCGCCCCAGATTCCATAACGTTCTCTAGTAATGCCCCATTCAGCACACTCTGTTTGAAAGGGACACCTATTACAAATACTAATAGCTATCTTTGTATGCGCCCTGTGGTTAGGGTCATTTATATCGGGGAAAAATACTTCAGTCCCCACTTCGGCACAAGACGGGTTCTTAAAAAACGGAACCCGCATTTGATTACTTTATAAAGATAGGGTCAACCGGCGTATAACCTTCAGGTTTACGCATAGGTTTAGGACCTTTAATTGGATCAAACCAACCTTTATAAGGTTTACCTTTTTGTGAAGTGCCGGTAGCAAATACCATCTTGCCATTAATACAGTCTGGTGCATCTGCTTTTCCATAAACCCAGATAGTGCCATACTTATCAGTCAGTTGCTCTTCACCAGCATTGTTAGTTGAAGCTGCTGATGTAACTCCTAATGCTCTTTTAGCATAGGAAATTGCCCCACTACCTGCCTGTGGTGCAGATCCAAGTGAACTACCTGTTGAACTGATTAGTGTTGCTAGGTCAGAGATTGTAGTCAGTGATGATTCCAACTCTGCCTGTGTCATTGCATATACATTTATTAAAGTTCCATCAGGTAACTTATAGTTAACTTGGAACTTGGTGCCTTCTGCAGCCATTATTTTCCTCCAGTTTGTTTGACAGATAATCTAATTGATTCCTGTCCGTATTTTTTTGGTACATAACCGATAAGTTTTTCTACCTCATCGGCATCTACTGATTCTCGACCTTGAATAGTAGTCCAAATTATATTAATACCACTATTGGTCTGACCAGCAAATCCTTCTAACGAGCTACGTAATGATTCTTTTTCATTACTTAACTCTTTTATTTTTGCATCTAATTGTAGATACTTTAATGCGTTATTATCTACATCGGGATTATCTATGTATTGACCGTCATTCATAAGTTCTTTTTTTATACCGGTGCATCCAACCTTGCCCGACTCATCAAAGTATCTGCAATAAAATCTACAGTAACTTGGATCGCGCTCTGGCTCTGGTGCAACTGCGCTCTCTTTTATAGCAGCCAGCCAGTTCAAGGCTTCCTCTGCTATCTTTGGATCGTATGGTTCGCTATGAACTATGACATCTCGTTCATCACCATCTCGAGCTATGGCTACAAGATTAACAGTTCTAGGATTCCCATTTCTAGACTTGTCAATCAGGTAGCCATAGACTTGTACCTGCCAACGCTGTTGTTGCGTTGGAAAGTAGGATAGATTTTTAACCTTGACGGTTTTCCAATCTACCACATCTCCAGTTTCTGGTATATATAAATCTATATGAGCTTTCATTCCATTGTATTCAACATCGGTTTCAACCAAATACTTTTTACCATCGGGATCTATTTGTTTAATAGCCTCTTCAATAGCATTATGGATTGCTGTTCCCATAATTGCAGCAAGTTTTAATTCGTTATGATTAGTTGTCTGCCTACCATTAAGACGATACCAAACTTTCCTACGGCAACCACCCAACTCTGATGGACCGACTTCAGTCTGTTTAGATCTTGCTCGGCCAGCATCCTTACTTCGTAAGACCTCTAGTAATAATTCTTTTGGATCACTCATAGTCCTAACCTTATCATCCATTCAAGAATAAATCTATACATTTCTAAATCTAATAAATACCACTCTAATTGTAAAAGTATCTCTTTCATTTCACCTTCCTTGAAAATTGTGTCTTGATGTTTACTACTCCACCACACCAGACGTTATATTGTATCGCAATATTGATTGCTTTCTTTGCAGCACTAGCAGCTTTAGCGTGTGTCTTAGTTTCATTTCCAAGTGCTACCAGCGCACCTAGTGCTAACCCGCCACCTGAGCCTATACCGTAGAGACCTCTATCATCTCGCATATACCCGTAATCATCACTTACCTGGTATAACCTACCGTTAAAACAAATTAACGCATCCCAACCAGAGTCATCATCAACTTTACCTTTAGGCGTGGGGTCATAACCGGCATCAGTTAACGCCTGTTTAATAGATGGCAGAACTCTAATCATCAGGAAACGATCTGGATCTTGGGACTTGATTAACTTTGGCGGTTGCCATAAGTTGTTTAAGATATCTCCAGCAGAGGCATCACCAGCTACTGCTATTAGATACTCATTAACCTTAACTATTTTATCGTAACCTTTTGCAATATAAGGTTTATCGGTATAGGTAGTCATTGAATCTGAAGCTAATACTGCCCAGCCTTTACCTTGAATACCAACTATCGCTGTCAAACTAACTCCGATTCTCTTAAATAAATAGTAGCAGAATATACTGACGACACGCCGTAATGCTAGAAATCTAGGTACCAGAGGGATAAATGGTTATACTATGAGCCGTAAGGCGAATTAACAAGGTAAGCGGCGCTCTGTGCGCCGCACCAAGGTACTCTAGGATGTTCCGTCTACCAAGGCTGTTAAAAAATAAAGATAATATTCCCGCTAAATTTGGTACAGACCTGCGCTCACTTGGTCCGATACATACCTGTCCCTGCGGTTCAAAAGTGTTTTCTATTTTAGCTACCTTTGATAACTATGAGATCTCTTGGTATATGTTAGATGCAACCTGTGTTAATTGTGGCAACCTAATTATCGTGCCTTGTCCGGTAGATAATCCTAATAGAGATATTTAAGGCATAAAAAAGGAAGGCCACCCTTTCGGGTGGCCCGTATTGCCTCGCAGATAATTAAATTATTTAGATCCCAGACCGTACTCTCGTTCAGTCTTGTCAGCCCACTTTGCTAGTGGTCCTGCGATTGATCCGATTAGGATCGCATACTCTGGTGCAAGGTCTGCAGCTAGTGCTAGACCCATAGTTATTGCTGAAGCAAGTACTGCTCGTAGATAAGACTTAATTGCCGCCTTAGTCTTCTTGCTCTTTAACCTAGTAATTAGGTCTTTCATTCATTTCTCCTGTTTCTTTTTAGGTAAAGGTCTAGGAAGTGTGAACTTCTTAGGCACATTACCCATCCAACTAAACCAGTTGGAATCATCTTTGGCATATTGATCCTTTATAGAAATATGTAGATGCTTATTATGGGGATTGCTACCCGTATAAACTCTTTCACCATCTGCTTGATTCCAAATTTTACCTTTAAATATTAGATACTTAACCCTACAATCTGACTGTAACTTCTGATAGATATTTTTACAGTCAACACCATTATCTGGGTCGTGGGTTAGATCTACTGCTAAACCTGTATTGTGATCTGAGTTAGGACTTTGTTTAATGTGTGCCGATGAAGGCAATAGTCCGTCTGAGGCTTTCTTGCGCCCAGGCCACAGAGCTGTCGCTTGTCTTAGGACCGCTATTGCAGCAGGAGTCGCTTTCTTTACAACAGGTTTCATTATTTACTTCCTTGTCCATCTATGCCATCCCGTGTTTATTTAATAGTAGGTGTAATGCTTTAATCTTATCTGGTCTAAATCCTGACCAATGAAAGGTACCGTAAGTTACAACAGGTGCTTGTTTATATTCAAACTTATCAACCTTTTCGGAGGCTTCTTTATCTTGACTTAAATCTACTGTTTGATATTCCACACTGTATTTATCTAAATACTTCTTAGTCATATCACACTGTATACAATCTGGTAGGGTATAGACCGTTACTTCCATTACTTACTCCGTTTCTTTAGTTGTCGGTTCGGGTAATTATATCGTAATGAAAGGCGTTTGAGTCCTCGGTACTCCACTTCTTTTTGTCCTCAACATCCCATTTATACTCATTAATAATCCTATGTATGAGTGGATTGCCATACTTAGTAGTATAAGATGGCTCAAATACAAAGATTCTATTATTGGGTTGAATAGCATAATTGCCATCATCTCGCTCAATAACGTGGCCGCACTTATGCTCATCAGGTGTTTCAGAGTATCCATCATCTAACCTATTACTATCTGGGTTATGCCAATCTAAAGTAAACAAATATTTACCATTAACCCTTGTCTTGTTTCTGTCAACATAATGTAAACTTAGATTAGTTAAGTTTGCAAATTTGGTAGCTGTTATGTATGGACTAAATGAGTTCCATAAAACTAAATTGTATAGACTTTCCTCTGGTACGCCTGGTCTTTTACAGAAAGCATTGATAGGCATACGCCACCACAGACCGCCATCTTCCATCATAAAATGAAATAGTGGGCTTCTATTCTGTACACTACTTACGCCAAATATTACACAAGGAAAGTATTGATCAAAACTATCTTTTTGATTGCGTAAAAAATTACCTCTTACATAACAATCAATTGGTGGGATATTTGCGTTTAATTCAGGCATTATCTCCTAAGTGATTCTTTAACCAGTTCAGTCAGTAACTCTACCTTATCCTGTAAAGCATCAACCTTATCCTTTAG